GACTGCCACGCCTCTGCGACTTCTTCACTTAGCTTGCGGTTATCTATCGCGGCTACTTCTTTTAGTAGCGCTTTAGTCTCGTTTAGATTCACAGTTGGCCCCATTCCTTCTTAATTCGCTCTTGCTCGTTCTGGTCGCGTTTCTTTTGCGCTCTCTCATCGTAAGGCATAAGTCCGTTTTCCCACGAATCGGCATTAAGCCAAGTTGCCGGGTATTTAGTAAAGGATTCTATGCGGTTCGGATCGTCGCGGTAAAGGATAGCCCCTGAGATTATGTCTTCTAGCGGCGCTCTAGTTAGGGCCATTCTTAAGGCTCGTTTAGCTTTACCCTTATCTAGCTTCTTAGGGTATTCAGCCCAGAACTTATCGAAGGATTCCTGCGCTTCAGTTCTCTCGTTATTCTTAAAAGATTGTTCTTCTTTAATAATGTTGTTCTTAGGGGTCGGATTTACCGTCGGCGGGTTTTCCGTCATCGGGTCATCTGTTGGGCTGTGGGTAGTCCAAACCATCTCACCGAATCGCCCGCCCTCATTTTCCTGCGAGCGGCTTAGGTAGCCGAATTTTTCAAGCTCTAGTATTGCGGATCTGATAGCGTCTTTACCTTCTTGGTTCTGTTCAGCTATCGAGTTTATGCTCAGCGACCAGCCTGCGACGTGCGACATTACTAACGCAAGTATTCCGCGGGCCTTGAAGGTTAGGCGGGGATCCCGTAACCAGTGGTTAGGTATCTGTGTAAAGTGATCGTCGAACGCGTGATGTCCCCTAATTAGTGGCATTGCTTCCCTTCCCTTCTGTCGTGTTTTTCGGATACTCAATAGCCTTAATAGCTAACTGCTTACTTACCTTCTTTTTATCTGGGCCGACACCTATGCAATACCTATGCTTTGAGTGTGACTTTATAGCGGTCCAGCCTAGCGCTTCCCTAACTTCGGCTAAAGACTTACCCGCAAACTTATCGGGATTTCTATTGCGGTAGACGTTAGCTAAGCGGGCCGTTACCTGAATACCGCTTTGGTCAACATAGCGTATTCCCTCGCTACTCATACCGCAATAGTAAAAATTTAACGATTGATAAACGTAACCCGCATGGCCTTGCCCAGAATCGGCAAAGCTAACAACTAGCCCTACAGCTTTAGGTAATAGAGTAAGCGACCTAGATACAACATAACTAGCGGTATTCTTTGGCGCTTTAGGGTGTACCCAAAGACGGATTAGCTCCCTTGCATTAGACGAATCGTACCCGCCGACAACGGCCCCAAACGTTTTACTATTGCCGCCGGGGCCATAGGCTACCGCGGCTACAACGATTTGATTCCAGTAAGCGGCATAAGCTTCTTGCGTCGCATCTGGCATCACCCCTGAATAATGCCCCGTAACTATAGCCCGCCTAATTTCTTTTACAGGGACTAACTTAATTTCTAGTTCGTGAAGCTCAATCTGTAGGGGTATGTCGTCGAAAAGCGACGGCGTAGCAATAACCGATTTATCAAACGCCCTAGTCATTTGTTACCCCTAAAATAGCTTTTACTTTCACTAACTTTAAAAAACGCTGTACGTGCGGTTATGTCTCGCGCCCCGCCCGCCCATCTTCCCGCATTAAAGTATAATTTCTTTAAATCATTTACGCGAGTCGTCTGCCGCTGCTTTTCTACGGCTAACTTCTTACCCTCTAAGTCTTTAGCCGTTAGCTTTGGATCCGCATCTAGTAATAAAGCGCGTTCCCGCATCTCTTTTGCTAGTTGATTAACTTTGTCGCTCATAACTCCCTTACCTATTTACTTATCTGCGTCTTTACAACGGGCCAATTTATTTCTCTCCAAATGTATGACCAAACCGCGCTAACTGATTCGCCTATGTCTTGCGTGACTGTACAAACGCCTCTGTCGTGTCCGTTGTCCCAAACTAGGTCTTCTGGTAAAATTACTTCTACCTCTAGATCGTCGCTTGCGTTGTATCTTATGTAAAGTTTTCCACCTTGCTTGTCTACTAGGTTTTGAACTTTCCCTTTTGCTATTGACATCTTGTGCCTTCCTTTGTTGAGTTCTTACTCTGATGTTACTCGTTTCGAAACTAGAAGTAAAGCGTATAAGGTAACAAAGCTATAACAGTTAAATTAGGTAACTAGGCGGATCCGTCTCGGACTTACCGCCCGCATTGTCTATAAGATACCAAATCTTAGTAGCGTTATCAAATACGGGGGCCGTCGGACTAGAGAACTTACTAATCTTATGCCCGAAGTCTCTAGCGTATTCGGCGGTTAGCGCGTCTGATTCCATAGCGCCGTTGTAATCCGCGCAAACTAAAATCACGTTCTGCAAATTGTCGAGGATCTTCGACCCGCCCATGCCGCGGTTAGCTCGATGATGTGGAACCAGATTATCTGTGCCGCCGCAATCCCAACAATGCAGATCTCGCGCCCTAAGCTTACGAACGTCGGCAGCCTTCAAAGTTTCATCTCAGATTGGATTAGTTTGACCTGAGTACCCAAAGCCATTAGCGCCGTTTCTAGACTACGGATTTTCAACCTGATACGATTGGCTTCTGCCTTACGCAAGTCGCGCTGTAGTCGTGCGTCAGCGGCCTCTAAACGTGCTAGGGCGTTACGGTCTGCGACAGTCCCTTGATGTTTTATAAAAGAACGCTGTTCAACTGAGTCCAATTCATGTTCGGCGTGAGCAAGTTTGACCTCAGCTTCGTGCAAAGCGTTATAGCCTTTAGAGTTCTCCGTTATTAGATCTGTTATCTGCCGCTGTATCTCGGATAGCATTGGTTAGCCTAACCAGATAAAGGATAAGTTCGCGGTTCCACATCTGCGCTTCTTCAACTTTTCCCAGACTTACTGCCGTTTGAAACGCGTGTTCTATCTCCCGTATCTTTGCTTCCAGAATTAAATGATTCACCGCGTGCCTTTATCTTGTCTAATACTTCTTTAGCTACACCCGCGGCTTTCGCTTGTGCGTAGGTTAAGCGTATCTGCTCGATGTCGTTTAGTTCTTCAAGCTTAGCTAAAAAGTCAATAGCAGGCTTAGGGGTAACGCCCCGCTCGACCTTCTGCATCTCTTCCCTGCTAGGCCGTTCTTTTGCGCCCGGGTATATGTAGTTGGCAAGCATTCTAAAAATTGACGAGCTTTCACAATTCTCTAACGCAGAAGTTTTATTTGCCCCGCCGCCGCCGTCTATCTCAAAAGCCCAGCCCGTTGTCTTAGGTAAGTCGTTTGCTTGATCGCCCGCGCTTAGGTAAAGCCGCGCTTCCATAACCCAAGTGCTTACCGCTCTGTCTGAGGGCGTTGTATGGTTTACGGTTACTATTCTTGCATCGGAGTTATTAGGATCCGCCCAGAAGCGCTTGAGCCTATCTGCGCCTAGTTCGTAGTTATTTAAATCAAAGTTAGCCATTATTCTTCTTCTTCCCAGTTCTGTTCTTCTTCGACAAATCGCCAATTATCCGCTAACCAAAACGGTACGGATAACCCTTCTATGTAAACGCGTTCTAATTGCTTACTGTTATCTAGCACAACGCCGGAAACTGCGCCCGTTATAAAAGTGTCATACCTACATAACGTAACGCGATCCCCTAGAAATACTTGCATTACTTTCCCTTCTTTATAACTAAGAACGGTCTACCCATTCCCCTTGCTTGCCTTGATGCTACCCTAATTTTCTGCCCTTCGTACTCAATAAATGCGTGTTGCGCCTTACCCATTTGCGATAGCACCTCACTCTTTATTTTCTTTAGGTTAGCTTCGGACTTATCGAACGCTTCCTGAGCGGCAGATAGATAATGTAGCCCGTCAATCTCTACCTCGGTGCCGTCAATGTCGGGGTTTAGCTCTCTAACAGTTTCGTAAGTAGATGTAGACCCGTCAAAAGTAGGCGGCGTATCGCTCAAAACGCCTTGCCAGAAACTAGCCGCGCTTTGTTTAATTACTTCTTGCTCGAAGCTATCGGCTTCAACCCAGTGCTCTACCCAATCCATAGCGACTAGACCAACTATTACCGCCCGCTTGACTCCCATAACCATCATGTAATGCTGAACCTGCGCGACGTAGCTAGGCGGTATTTCTTCCCAGTAGTTTCGTGAGGTCTTAGCTTCGATTATTACCCACTCCCCGTCAATCTTTGCCAGCCCGTCAGGGTTTGCGTGAAGGTAAGGAATCGTCGGGTGTTGGTATGTCCCTGTCGTGAATACTTCCCACTCTGGGTGCTGTCGCTTTAGTAGCGGCCCCATTATTACGGGTTCCAGAATGTTGCCTAAGTCGGCAGGGAATGAGTCGAGTTCTTTAGGCGGTAGATTACCTACCTTTAATTGGTGAAGATAAAATGCAGACTCCCAGCGGTTTAGCCCCATAATGGTTCCAATTTCTGAGCCGCCGATCCCGTCAGCCCTAGCTTCGTGCCATTCGGGTGTACCGTTTTCGAATACTCCCAGTAGCTTTGCGCCGTTGAAGTCTTTCGGTGTGTAGCCTTTCATAATTCCCCTTTGTTAGTTAGGGTTACTGTATGCCAAGATACGGACATTTATCTAGTAGGTATATGAGTTTACTCAAACTTATTAGCAAAAGCGGTGGCGTACCTTGCGAAAAATTACCAGATGCTTTTTACCCCGAAGACATTCTTGACGCGGATCTTCGACAGGCTTCTACGAAAATGGCAAAGGCCCTCTGTCAAAGCTGCCCCGTTATTGAATCTTGCTTTACTTACGCGCTCGAAACTAATCAGCGGCATGGAATCTGGGGCGGTACTACCGCCGATGAGCGTTGATTCGCTTTTTTCTAATTAGTAGGATACGTTCAGCGTATGAACTCAGAACAAGCGCTAACCGCGCTAGCAGAAGGTATTAGAGAAACCGGCGCACCAGCCTGTCAGCAAAGCGATCCAGAAGCTTGGTTTCCGGGCGGCGGTACTCCTAGCCCCGAAAAGAATCCAGCAATTAGGTTATGTCAGGCTTGCCCTGTGCAGATGCTTTGCCTACAATTCGCAATGGTAAATAACGAACAGTACGGGATCTGGGGCGGGCTAAACTCTAGGCAACGTAGCAGGTTACGCCGCGGGAAAAAAGTTTAAAGCGACTTCTTTGTAATTATCGAAGTTAGTACGGATAGTAAAGCCGATCCTGCCGCGATGCTAAAAAAGCCAACCCAGTCTACTGAAAATAGTCCGACAGTTCCGCCGCCTAGAAATGCTAGCCCCGCCTGAGCAAAGGTCTTTACCGCACGTTCTGCGGCGCTGTTTAGAAATTCTTTGTTAAACATCTTCATTAGTCCATTCTGTATTAGTATTCTTGCCGTCTTGCCACGATGCGCTTACAGTATAAGCCGTTGTGATAATAGAGATAAGTGAAACGCCGCCTGTAATTAGAGTTACGCCAACGCCCCATTGGTCTACTAGAAACGTAAGCGCCCCAAAGATAATCATTGCAAAGCCTAGTCGGTAGGATCCAAAGATTAGCTTGCGCCTGAACTTCCAGCTTGCTCCTGTCG